AGTTTGTTCTTCACCATCGTAAACTAACAACCAATGAACGATTCGATTTACGGACTCAATCGTTTTTCCGTCTTTGTAAGAGCTTCTGTTCCTGGGTTATATGCTCACCGACCCGCGTTTCCGTTTGCTATTACGCTACAGTAACTTCAGAAGTACGGATTAATCCGATAACTTCCATTTTGTCTAAAACGTTGCCGTTTGAAATTTGAGACCATAGATTTAAGTGATAGGAATCTTCTCACTGCGTGCCCCGAATAATTAACAATGCCAGTCAATTCCAAGTTATCCCCATAAATCAAAGAACTTTCGTTGTTTCTCTATACAAATATAGGGAAAAAAATGAAAAGACCAAGCTCTGAGTATATTTATATAAAAAAAAGTTTCTAAAATGGATGAAAGTGAATTTTCTGACGAATATATAGTATTGAAATCAATTGTTGAAGGTGAATACGAGAATGATGTCGAAGTTGGTGATAATATGGAAGTTAAGCACTTTAACCAAAATAGCCCAGGTAAAACATTTATTAAATTAACATTTGAGGAAAGAGAATTCCTTAAACTAATTGATGATTTAAGTGAGTATGATATGGATGACGCCATCGAGTTGCTTAACATTCGTAGTTATTATTATCGTGAACCACGAGAATATCTTAGTTGGGATAGTGCTGAAGATGATTTTAAAGAAGGATATCATTTTGGTCAATTTGATGAGGTGAATTTGGGTATTTTAAAAGAACTTATTAAATACAGTCCTAATGTTGAGAATATTGAGGATAGCGGTGGTATTGCCAACTTTTTACTAGACCATGATAAAGAGTGGGGTTATGACGTTAGTAATATGATTACCGAATATCAAAATAGGTATAATGAATGTATGGAAGATGGGTTGGTTGACTTGGTTAAAAGTGAATTATCTGATATATTAAATCCCTACAATATTGTTGAAAAGGAATTATTAACTGAATACGTTACAATCGCTTCTAATTTAGTAAGGTTATATGAAGAAACTGATTCTCAAAATTTATCAATCAAAGAATTAATTGAAAAATTAATAACTAATCTAGATAGAAGTTTTGGTAATTATACTGAAGATGTTTGGAACGTTGGATGTCAAAATTTTGATAGAGAAACGTATAATAAAGATGTTAATTATTATTTAAAAAGAGTTCTTGAAAAGGTTGAATCATCGTTTGAAGATGGTGACGCTGATTTTGAAGGTTATGAACGAATTATGAAATACATCAAAAAATTAACCCATGTTAAACATATTAACATTCATGGTGTTAATTGGTATCCAATCCCGACAATGGAAGGATATTCGTTCACAATTAAAAATGTTAATGTTGTTAATGGTGTAACAATAATTGTACGTTCAAATTCAGGAGGTTCTCAGGAGACTAGAAAAATTAGTTTTGAGGATTTTCCAACGTTTATTGAGAACTATAAATTATTCGAATCTAAAAAGTTTAAACGTATTATTAGAGAACAATTAGAATCCACAGTAAATAACCAAGTATTGAACTTTATTAAAACTCTACCCCCGATTAAAGACAAACAACCGATTGATTTTTTAAAGGATGAAATAAAAAGATACAATCAAACATCGGGTAGTAACGTTGATTTTGAATCGGTTTTAAATGCTGGACTAACAAAGAACCCTAATTTCAAAATTGATTTGTTTGGTATTCAAATGGGGGACACTCAAAAAGTGATTAAGACATTAAGTTATAATTACAAACCTAATATTACATTTACACTAACATTAAATCCTGTTTGGGGAAAAACTTTACCAGGAGTCAATATTAAATTATAAAAATATTTTATTATTAATAAACTTTCCGTACATTTACAATATGGAAAGAGATTTTAATTTACTAAAAGAAGTTTTATCAGTACCGACAAAAACTTATAAAGAAGGACTAATGGTTGACTTCTTAGAAAAATGGTTGACTGAGAACAACTTCGAATATTACTTAGATGATATGAATAACATCTATGTAACGAAACAAACTGACGAGGTTGAGTATTTCCCTTGTGTTGTTGCACATACTGACACGGTTCATAATATTGATACTATCAATGTTAAAGAAGAAATACGACCTAATGAACAAGGTATTCTAAAACCCGCATTAAAAGCATATAATAACTCAGGATTACCAACAGGTATTGGTGGTGATGATAAATGTGGGGTATTCGCTTGTTTAGAACTATTGAAAGAACTACCAAATTTAAAAGTAGCTTTCTTTGTATCTGAAGAAACAGGATGTCATGGTTCAAGAAACGCCGACCCTAAGTTTTTCGAAAACGTCGGATACGCAATTCAATTTGACGCACCTGGTAACGTAATGGTTAGTGAATATTGTATGGGGGTCCAATTATTTGACCGTACAGGAGTTTTCTTTGATAAGTGTGACAAAGTATTAACTGAAGTATTTGAAGGTCGTAACGATTATCAATCACACCCATACACGGATGTTTACGCATTAAAGAAACAATTTGATTTCTCTTGTATCAATTATGCTATTGGTTATTACGATTACCACACAAAAAATGAATACGTTGTTATTGAGGACGTTTATAACGGAATTAAAACGGGTAAGGAAATGATTGAATCTTTGGGTAACAATTATTATCCGTTTATAAAGAAAAATATCCCTATACTCGGATAATAAATGTAATAAAAAAGGGGGGTTATTCAACCCCCTTTTTCTTTCTACCTTTTTTTACAGGTTTATCTTCTTCAATTTTAACTTCTTTATCAATCACAATTAATCGGTATAAAACATTCTCCACTAAAGTACCCTTCAACACTTCTTCTGAGATATAATCCTCAATCTTATCTTGGATAGCTCTTTTCAAAGGTCTAGCACCATACATTTCATCGTAACCAACCTCAGCAATTAAATCAATAACTGATTCATCAAATGTGAAGTTGTATTTCAATCCTGTTAATCGTTTTTGTAATCTTTCAACTTCCAATAGAACAATTTTCTTAACATCCTCACGATTTAAACTTTTGAATACAACAATCTCATCAATACGGTTTAAGAATTCAGGAGCGAAAAACTTCTGAAGTTCTTTTTTCAACATATCACGTTTTTGTTCTTCTTCAACATAAGTTTTTGCCGATGTTCCAAATCCGATGCCTGTTCCAAAATCTTGTAATTTTCTAACCCCAATATTAGAAGTCATAATGATTACACAATTTTTGAAATTAATTTTTCTACCTAAACTATCAGTTAAGTGACCATCATCTAATACTTGAAGTAATGTTGAGAAAATATCTTTGTTAGCTTTCTCAACCTCATCAAATAAAATCACTGAGTAAGGTTTGTTTTTAACTTGTTCAGTTAATTGTCCCCCTTCTTCGTGACCAACATATCCTGGAGGTGAACCGATTAATCTTGAGATATTATGTTTCTCTTGATATTCCGACATATCAATTCTGATTAACGCATCTTCAGTACCAAAAATTTGTTTGGCTAATTGTTTCGCTAAGTGAGTTTTACCAACACCTGTAGAACCAAGGAAAATAAATGAACCAATTGGTTTGTTTGGGTCCTTAATACCTAAACGATTTCGTCTAATTGATTTAGCAATTTTGGAAACCGCTTCAGGTTGACCAATAACTTTATCATTTAAATTACCTTCCATTTCACTTAATGATTTTGTCTCATCAGCGTTTAATTTAGAAATTGGAATTTTGGTCATGTTTGAAACTACGTCATAAACAAGTTCAGTACTAATTTCTTTACGTTGTTGATTTAGTTCTTCCTCAAATTTCTTTTTCTCAGTTTCTAATTTGTTTAGAATACGTTTTTCTTTATCTCTTAGATTAGCGGCCTCTTCGTAATCTTGACGTTTTACAACATCCAATTTTTCTTGTTTAATATCAAGAGCTTCTAATTTAAGTTTCTCAATTTCATCAGGAATTTTAACTTCAACTTGACTACGAGCCCCAACCTCATCTAAGATGTCAAACGCTTTATCAGGAAATTCTCTATCCGTAATATATCTTTCCGCTAAATCAACACACAATGTTAATACCTCATCACTATAAACTACTTTGTGATAGTTTTCATATTTGTCTTTAGCGTTTTTAAGAATTTCAAAAGTTTCTTCTTTGGTTGCTGGGTCAACAATGACTTTTTGGAAACGTCTTTCTAACGCTCCGTCTTTCTCAAAGTTTTTACGATATTCATCTAATGTTGTTGCTCCGACACATTGAATCTCACCCCTTGCTAATGCGGGTTTAAAGATATTAGACGCATCCATTGAACCTGATGAATTACCAGCACCAACAATTGTATGTATCTCATCAATGAAAACAATAATGTTTGGGTTTGTTTGTAATTCTTCAATAATTACTTTCATCCTTTCCTCGAACTGACCACGATACTTTGTACCTGCAACAATTGAAGTCATATCTAACGATACGATTTTTTTATCCATTAAATTTCTTGGACATTCGTTGTTGTAAATTTTAATCGCCAATCCCTCAACTATCGCAGTTTTACCACAACCTGGTTCACCAATAATAATTGGGTTATTTTTCTTACGTCTTGATAAAATTTGGGCGATTCTATTAATCTCCCTATCACGACCGATTACAGGGTCTAATTTACCCTCCTCAGCCAATTTAATTAAATCACGACTAAAGTTATCTAGGACAGGAGTTGATGAATCACCTTTTTTACCTTTACCACTATTTTCTACTGACTCTATCATACTTTTGTTTTTTAATAATTATAATCTATTTTTTTTAAAAACTAAAGATGTTGACATTTAAGTTAATCAATCCGTAATAGAATTTATTTTTCTTTAAAAATAATTATAATATAAAGAAAAATATTATGGCAATTTTAAGAGAAGAAATCATTGGAACTAAAATTATTTGTGAAGTTAAATCAAGTAATTTTAAAAGAGCGGAATACGACACTGCAACCAAACATTTAATTATTGAATTTAATACAGGTATTAGATACGAGTATTTAGACGTACCTCATCAATTATTTACCCAAATGAGAACTTCAGAATCTCAAGGTAAATTTTTTAGTGGTAAAATTGCAAAAGTATATAAATTCAAAAAACTGTAATAAATTATATTTATCAAGTATTTATTACTGATGAGTGACTTTCATAAAATATTAAAAAGTTTCAAATTAAAGGAAACTTTAAATACTGACATTTGGGAAAAAACAAATGGTAGTTATACCATGAAACCAAAAGTTAGAGAACGATTATTAAAAATTGGTAATGATTTTATCGAATTTTTAGATGTGAATCTTGTAATCTCTGATATTATAATGTCAGGTTCATTGGCAAATTATAATTGGTCCGATTACTCAGATATTGATATACATATCTTAGCGGATTTTTCACAATTTAATAACTCAGAAAAACCTTTATACGAGGACCTATTTCATTTAAAGAAATCAATTTATAATAAAAAACACGATATCACAATCTATGGTTATGAAGTTGAATTATATGTTGAAGACGAGTCTATGGTAAATGAGGTTAAGAGTATTGCCAAATATTCAATCTTAAATGACGAATGGGTTGAGACACCTGTTAGTGAAACTGTCGATATCAGTCACGGTAAAATTAAATCAAAATCACAACAATGGATGAACATCATTGATAAACTTGTTGATAATGTTAAAGATGAAGATTTTGATGACGCTAAAAAACTGATTGACAAGTATAATGAAAAACTTAGAAAATACCGTACTTGTGGATTACAAAAAGACGGGGAATATTCTGAAGAAAATTTGGTATTCAAAGTACTAAGAAGAAATGGGTATTTAGAGAAAATAAGAAATTTAAAAGACGAACTAACAGATAAAAAACTAACGTTAAAAGAGTTCAGATATTAACACCATTAAATAGAATTAATTAACATTTCTATTTGATTACATATTTATATATAAAATAATTTTTAAAAAAAAATAAGATGGGAAAAATAAGACCAATTGGTAGTGAAAAACTAGAAGGTTTAGCTAAAATAAATCGTATTATGGAAATTGCGAGATATAAAGAGAATATACCAAAACCTCTAAATGAAGATAAGTCTGTTGAGTACACTATTACTTTGGCGGATGGAAATACTTATCGTATTGATAAAGAGCGTAACGGATATGTAATCAAAAAAGGTTTGAACGAATCGACTGATTATATTGAACCGATGAAAAATAGAAAATACTATTCTTCATATTCACAAGCATTTAAAAGATTAAACTTAATTGCTAAAGAAGTGAATGTTAACGAAGGTTACGACAAAAACGTTTCTTTGTTTGAAAGTGAAGATGAGGAAATGAAATATTATTTAAAATTAAATTCAGGTGGTGGTGAAACTGATGAACAAGCGGCACCCGCACCAGCTCCCGCACCTGTACCTGCTCCCGCACCTGCCCCTGCTCCCGACCCTTCGGCAATTCCTTCTCCTGAAGGTGAAGAGTTACCTGAACCTGAAATGGGTGATGAAGACATGGATATGGAAGACGATATGGACATGGAAGAACCTGAAGATGATGAGGATGAAGTTGTTACTTTTAAATCAATCCAAAAAATCACAGGTAAATTAGGTCAAAAAATTAGAGCGTTTTTATCTGACGAAGAAAATGAAATGTCATCAAAAGATATTAAGTACGTTATCAATTCTGTATTATCTGCTTTAGAGTTAAATAACTTAGAAGAAGAAGATAAAGAAGATATCTTAGACAAATTGGAAGGTCTTGGTGATGATGAAGAAGGTGATGACATGGACATGGATATGGAAGAACCTGAAATGGGTGATGAAGAAGGTGAAGAAATGGTACCTGAAACTCCTGAAGTACCTGAACCTGAAATGGCTGAAGGATTTAACTTTGATGATGAAGATGAATTTGACGGATTTGATTTCGAAGATGATGAGATGGAAGATTTTAAACCAAAAGGTGCTAGACGTAGAAGAATTCACCATGATGATATGACTGACGACGAATCATTCCAAGTTGAGGATATGATTGAAAGTCTTTTTTCTGAATCAAGTGTTGATAGAGTATTGGGTAAATATTTTAAACCAACAAAAAAATTGGTTAAAGAAAACGTACAAAGAAAAGAAACTACATTTAACAAAATACAAAAACTTTCTGAGAGTAAATCTCAAGAGGCGGCATCTGCCAAAGTTTTAAGCAAATATCCTACGGCTAAATTAGTAGGTAAAACAGTTGGTAAAGACATCGTGTTTGAAGTTGAAGATAAAAGATTAAAAGTATCGACTAAAGGTGGTTTTAAATTACTATGAGTTATTTGATATATGTCAATGAATTAGGACCAAACTATAAGGGGGATAATATTTACGAATTTATTTTCTCAAATACTTTGGAAGAAATCTGGGGAGAATCTTGGGAATCCAAACCATCTAATGGATACCCAAGTCCTCCAAGTTTAGAATTAATTAAGAAAGTCGGGGTTTTGAAAAATGACACTATAGAAATGGAGGTTATTCAAAATTCTGACTATTTTTGTATGACCGATTCAATGGATGGTATTATCGCATTGTGTTGGGAAAAAGAAAATGATGACATTGACTTTAATTATCAAAAACGATTAGTGTTTAACTTTGGTGATGAAGAACAAAAAGTTAAAGATAAATTATATGAACGTGATATCGTTTTAGAATTTGAAAAAAAAGTTGTATATGAAAACTAACGAAAAAAAATTAAGCTTAATTGGTTATGGTTTAAAACCATCTTTGGTTATGTCTCTTAACGAATCTCAAATTAATCACTTACACGTAAGATTGGTTAAACAGAGAAAAACTGTTAAAGAACAAGTAACACAAGTACCAAGTAAACCGTCTTACAAGATTGGTGATAAAGGGGGTGCTTTACCTAATAACCCAACAGGTAAGGGGTACACAGTTAAACAAAATCCTGACAAAACCACTACTGCAATTCCTATGGAAGAAAAAGCATTATCAAAAAAACAACAAGAATTTTTTGGTGTTGTTAGAAGTATGCAAAAAGGTAAAACACCTAAAAAAGGTAAAGCTGGCGAAGCCGCTAAAGATATGTCGAAAAAAGATGTGAAAGATTTCGCATCAACCAAACATAAGGGACTACCTAAAAAAGTGGAAACTAAAGAAGGTGGTTATATGGATATGATTGGTAAAGCATCAAACAAAAACATGGGTAATAAAATTGCCGATATTAAACCAAGTTTAAAATGGGAAAGTATTTTAGAAGATGAATTCTCACAAATTATTGAAAATTCAATTTTTCCTAAGATGACTAAAAAAGATTTCATTAGAACTATTATGGAGTCTCCTGAAGTATTACCTAAACCCGATACAAAACCAGCTCCTACAATTACACCAAATCCTGATTTCGACCCATTTAATGACCCAGACCCATCTGACGACCCTGAAGCAAGAAATCCTGAAGTATTACCTAAACCTGACACAAAACCAGCACCGACAATTACACCAAATCCTGATTTTGACCCATTCAATGACCCTGACCCATCAGATGACCCTGAAGCAAAATCTGACGGATTTAGATTTTTTATGGGACAAGTTAAAAAAAATAGAATGATTAAATAATTTATAAGATGAGCTTAAACAAAAACATGGAAAAATATTTTAAAGTTAAAAAAACTTTAGAAAAAAAATTAGTTAGTGAAGGTTTAACTAGAGATGAAAAATATCTTTTAGAAAGAGTTAAAAAAGAAATTAATGAAGCCCCAATGACATTTGGGTCTGAAGTTGGTGGAGGTAGACCAAGTAGAAATTTACAAGGAAAAATCGAAAGAGGTGAATTACCACTTAGTAAATTTGGGTTAACACAAGCACAAGTTGTTTTCTTCACTTCAATGGCGTTTAAAGATTCGATAGTTCGTTTAGAAGAATTATTGGGTAGAAGTTCAGGTATTGATAGACGTTTAACAATTGCTAACCAAAATCTTAAAACCGATTCTCAAAACGCATTCCGTGTTTTCATGGGTGTTGTTGGTGACTTGATGGGTGAATTAATTTCACTACAAATGAGAAACAAAGATGAGATTGAAGAAATTGCTGCAGAATCAGTTGAAAAAGCGATGGGTATTGATAGAGAGTTCTTTAATGCTAAATTGAAATTGGATGGTAAACTTACAACAGGGTTTTTAAAACAACTTCAAGGAATGAAAGCAAAAGTTGAGAATATTTCTGATGAAGAAATTGCTGAAAAATTTGCCGACATTGACGCTGAAAAACAACAAAAAATTGAAGATTTAAAACGTGATATCGAATCTGCAGGTGTTGATTTTGATGAAGAAAAAGTTAAAGAATCTGTTGAGTCAACTTTTAAAATTTCACCAGCAACTGTTGAGAAAGCTAAGAATGAATTTTCTGATGAGGTATCAAGACGAATGATTATTAATATGTTCAGAAGAGGTATGTCATTATACTACGCAAACGCATATGAAATTTGTGCTGATAAAATTTCAGAACTACCTGGTGGTGAGAGAATTATCCAAATATCAAATGTTATACAACCAATTATGTTACATATGTATTGGTTATTTGATGACATCGGGAATGTTGGTAATTCAGGAGGAGGACAAATTGGTCAAATCCAAGTTAAACCACCCGAAGATTCTGAACAACCTAAAAGTAAATCATCTGATGATTCTGATGATTCTGAAGATTCTTCAGAATCTGAAAGAACCCCATCTCAAGAACCTAAAAAAGCAAATGGTCCTTTTACAATTCAGGCAAGAGCATCAACATTACCATTATTAGTTCACGAATTAATTAAAGGTGTTATCATGTTCTTTACATCTGCTGGTGGACCTAAAGATAAAGGACAACGAGAACTTACTAAAAAAGCAGCAACTTCATTAGAAGTTGAAGCGTACGATTTAGTATATAGTGAAAAATTCTACATCGAATTTTACAAAATTTTTAACAGAGTTGTTAGTAATGTAAATGAACAAAGAGAATTAACACCGTTTTTACTTAAATTTTTATCTAATGAAAATAAAGATAAATTATTTAAATTAACTAAATCATTATTTACGTTAGGTTTAGAAGACCCTGAATTTGCTGAGAACTATATTGGTGGATTGGTTGAAAAATCAAGAAGTCTTAGAAAACAAATGGAACAAAATCCGTCATATATGACTAAAAAACAATATGGTAATAAACCTGATGAAGACGAGGATTTTGACGATGATATGTCTTGGATGGACGAGGATTAATGTATGTCATTAACTAAAGAACAAATATTACTAGAATACGTAAAGTGTATGAGGGACACCTCATACGCTTTAAGAACGTATCTACAAACATACGATAACACAGTATCAAAATTTGTTCCATTAGAATTATTTCCTGACCAAATCACATTGTTACAGGATTATGAAGATTATAATGAGAACATTGCCTTAAAATATCGACAAGCGGGTGTATCAACAGTAACCGCCGCTTGGATATCAAAAAAATTAGCTTTTGCTAAAAAAGAAAAACCTGAGAAAATTCTTATTATCGCCAACAAACTTGATACATCAATCGAGATGGCGAATAAGATTAGGTTGTTCGTAACTCAATGGCCGTCATGGACTAATGTCGGAATTGACCCAAATAAAAAATCTACCAAACATTGGAAATTAACAAATAGTTGTGAGGTTAAAGCGGTTGCAACATCTAAGGATGCTTTACGTGGATTTACCCCAACAATACTTGTATTTGATGAGGCGGCGTTTATCGAAGCCGACAGTGACTTTTGGTCTGCCTGTATGGCGTCCCTATCTACAGGGGGTAAAGTAATTGTGGTATCAACACCTAACGGTAATGACCCAATTTACTATGAGATTTATGACCAAGCGTTACGTAATATGAATGATTTCAAAATTACGGAAATGTATTGGTATCGTGACCCTCGTTATACTAGTGACTTATATTTTGTTAAAACTGATGACGCTATTCATTATCTTTTAAATAAAGAAGAATATGACCCAACCAAAATTATTAGTTGGGCTGACAAACCATTTTTAGAAAGAGATTTTGAGGTTGCAAAAGGATTTATTAAAGACGGGTACAAACCATGTTCTGATTGGTTTGAAAGAATGGTTAAGAAACTTAAATACGATAAACGTAAAGTTTCTCAAGAGTTAGAGTGTAACTTCCTTGGTTCAGGGGATAACGTATTTGACTCAAGATTAATGCAAAAAATCCGTGAGAATTATTTAGTTGAACCCCAAAATAAAATGTTGGGTAATCAATTATGGATTTGGAAAGACCCTGTTATTGGACATAAATACATTATGGGTGTCGATGTCAGTCGTGGGGATAGTGAGGATTTTAGTTCATTTCAATTAGTGGATTTTGATACTCGTGAACAAGTTGCAGAATTTGTTGGTAAATTACCTCCTGACACTATGGCTGAAATATGTTATAAATGGGCCAATATGTATTCAGCATATATCGTAATAGATATCACGGGTGGTATGGGGGTATCCACATCACGTAAATTACAGGAATTAGGATATAAAGATTTATATGTTGATGGTGTTGAATTAGGTAACACTTGGAAATACAATCCAAAATCTGCTGAGAAAATACCAGGAATTAACTTTAACAATAAACGTGTTCAGATTATCGCATCATATGAAGAGGCGATGAGACACGATTTTAAAATATATAGTCATCGTTTGTATAATGAAATGGATACGTTCATTTACATTAATGGTAGACCTGACCACCAAAAAGGACGACATGACGATTTACTTATGTCTATCGCTATGGCCACTTATGTTGGTGAATCATCATTCAGTAATTTAACTAAAGTAACCGAATTAACAAAATCAATGTTAGAATCTTGGACTGTTAGTGATAATGAGGAAGCTGGAAAAACTTTGGATTTCAACCCCGTTGTACCACATTATCAAGATAGAATGAGACAATCCAATGGATATAACCCAAGTCGAAATGATTATGAAACTTATGGGTGGTTATTTGGTCGTAGATAATATTTATTGATTACGAGTTACTATTTAATTATTGATAAATAGATTTAAAATTACTATATGGAAAATAAACAAAATAATCTGACAGTTTGGCAACGTTTATCACACGCGTTTGGACCAAACTCATTATTAAATCAAGATTTTCCCACATATAAATTCGACAAAAAAGAGTTGTTAAAAACAACTTCAAAAGACGATTATGATAGGGAAAAATTACAAGCACAACAAACTTATTTTTTAGCTAACCAATGGTCTAAAATTGAAAGTAATCTATACACACAAGCCGTTTATTATGAACCAACACGTTTGGCATCATTTTATGATTATGAATCAATGGAGTACACTCCTGAGATTTCTGCGGCATTAGACATCTACGGTGAGGAATCTACAACAGTTGACCAAAATGGTTACATGTTACAAATATACTCAGAATCTAAACGTATCAAATCAATTCTAACCGATTTATTTAATAACGTTTTAGATATCAATACCAACTTACCTATGTGGACAAGAAACACATGTAAGTATGGTGATAACTTTGTTTACTTAAAATTAGACACTGATAAAGGTATTATTGGTTGTATGCAATTACCAAACATCGAGATTGAACGTTTGGAAAGAGGTATGGCCGCTAAGTCAGCAAATGTTGATGAACCAATCGAAAACAAAGGTTTAAGATTTAAATGGAAAGTGAAAGACATGGAATTTAATACATGGGAAATTGCTCACTTCCGTTTATTAGGTGATGATAGAAAACTTCCTTATGGTACTTCAATGTTAGAAAAGGCGAGACGTATTTGGAAACAGTTATTGTTATCTGAGGATGCGATGTTGATTTATCGTACATCAAGAGCTCCTGAGAGACGTGTATTTAAAGTATTCGTTGGTAACATGGACGATAAAGATGTCGAACCATACGTACAACGTGTAGCCAACAAATTTAAAAGAAGTCAAGTTGTTGACTCTCAAACAGGAAATGTTGATATGAGGTTTAACCAAATGGCGGTTGACCAAGATTACTTTATTCCTGTACGTGACCCTGCGGCACCAAGTCCAATTGAGACATTGGCGGGAGCTCAGAACTTAGGTGAGATTGCGGATATCGAATACATCCAAAAGAAATTATTAACGGCATTACGTGTACCAAAAGCATTCTTAGGTTTTGAGGAACCTGTCGGTGGTGGTAAAGACTTATCATTAATGGATATTCGTTTTGCGAGAACTATTAATAGAATACAGAAATGTATGATTGCTGAGATGAATAAAATAGCTATCATACATTTATTTTTATTAGGATTTGATGATGAATTATCAAACTTTACATTAAGTTTAACTAACCCTTCTTCACAAGCCGATTTATTAAAAGTCGACATTTGGAAAGAGAAAATGTTATTATACAAAGATGCGGTTACTCCAGCACAAGAAGGTATCGCACCTGTTTCAGCGTCATGGGCTAAAAAACATATTTTAGGTTTCTCAGATGAAGAAATTAAACTTGATTTACAACAACAAAGAATTGAACGAGCGGTTGGTGCTGAATTAACTAATACGGCAACAATTATCACTCATACAGGTCTATTTGATAATATCGACAAATTGTACGGTACTAAATCAGGTGGTACTCAAAATGCTACAACAACTCCACCACCAGCACCAGGCGGTGACATGGGTGGAATGGGAGCTGACATGGGTGGCGGAATGGAAGGTCCTCCCGCACCTCCAGGTCCTGAACCAGGTGGTGACGCGGGTGTAACACCTGAATCAATTGATAAAAAAGATAATTTAAAAATATTATTAGAAAACGATAGTCTAACTGAAGATGACTCTTTTATTGATTTATCTAAGGCAAGAAATTCTTTGGGTGATATTGAAACCCAATTGGATAAACTTCTAAATCGTTGATATTTATATAGAAAACAAATTATGAAATTCGGAATATTAAAATCAAAAATAGAGACATTATTGTCTGAGTCATATAGTAAAAAAACATTTAAACAAGAGTTATCTAACTTTAAAAAATATGTTTTGGAAAATAAAAATATTAGTAAATTATATTACTTGTATGATGATTTAACATCTAATAAAGGTATCAATGAATCAATCGTTGAGACATACATTAATGAGTCAATCACTAATTACCACAAAGTAGTTGGTAAGGTTAGTTTAAACGATTTAACAACCTTAAAAAATTGGGTTGGTAATATTAAAACGACAAACCAATACCAACACATTGATGATTTGTTTTCGGATAATATATTAACCATTGAGTCAAGAATTAACAGTAAAAAGCTAATATCTGAGTCGTTAAAGAAAAAACCAACAGTTCAAAAAGAATTCGCAAAAATTCCGATTAGTTCAATGGTTTCAATTGCTAACAGAACAATCACGGATTACTTAGAGAATTTAAATGAATCAGATAAAAAAGAATTGTTTAGTCTTTTATCACAAGATGATAAAACGTTAATTGAAAATTTCGAGCCGTTAAAATCATCAGTAATATCTAAATTAACTTCTTTAAAAAGAGATAACACTGATTACGAAACAGGTAAACAAATTAATGAAACGATTAGTAAAATCGAATCCGAGAAATACGATAAATTAACTTATTTCAAACTAAAAGGATTGAACGAGAATCTTTAATTAGATTTATCTTTATAATTTTTTTGAACGTACTTAGCTTTGTTGAGTACGTTTCTTTTTTTTACGGAAGTTTTTATAAATTCTTTTCTTTCGTTTAATTTAGAACTCTGTCTTGTTTTGATTATTTTTCCCTTATATTCTTTTAGGGCTTTCTCAATATTTGAGTTCTTATCAACTTTAACTATTAGCATATTTTTACTTTTTTGACTATAAAGGTAAATATACTTATAATTTAAAAAAATAAACGATTATAATATGAAAAATAATGAAAAAGGGGAAAACCTCAAAAATACAGGGATTCAATACATCTAAAATTGTATATGGTACTGTAGACTCAATTAATTTCAAATCATTGTACTTAAATTTACAAACATGGGTCGAACCAATAAATGAACCTGAGAATTGGACAAGAGTCGTTTTAAACTTAAGCCGAGCCGTTAAACATTCCGTTTATGAAACATTAGATAAAGTGTTATTTGATGACAGTTTTATTGTGGATTTAGACTTACGGTCAAGTGGTTTAACATTAGGTAAAAAATCATTTATGAACCTAGAAATCAATTTTTTATTAAACGAAGAAGAACTTGATTTTAAATCAAAAGAGATAAAAGAAAATCTAAAAAATATTGTAACAAGAATTTATGATGAGAATTTTAATAATAACGATTATTTTAATTTCACACTAACTAAAAGTAAAAAAATAGAAGAAGAGTACCAAACCGAAAGTGTTTAATATTTATTAAATAAACATTTAAGATGGATTTAAAAATATTAAGCCCAACCGATATCGGTAAAAAGGGAATTCTTATAGAATATGATGCGGGATATATATCCCCAAAAGATAAACATAATTTAAGTATGATACAGGAGTCTAAAGATTTTTTAGACCATTCTAAACCATTCGAATTTTATGCCGTACTACAGAAGTATGACACACCAAATAGAAATGGTAGAATCTATCCTAAACGTATTTTAGAACGTGAATCCGAAAATTATAAAAAATTAATAGAAAAAGGGGTGTCTTTATCTGAATTAAACCACCCCGAATCTTCTTTGATAGATTTGGACCGTGTATCTCACATGATTACTGAAATATGGTGGGAAGGTAATGTCCTTATGGGTAAATTACAACTTCTAACAAGTCCAGGTTTCCACGAGAGAGGAATTGTATCAACTAAAGGTGATATGGCGGCAAACTACCTTAGACAAGGTGTTACATTGGGTATTTCATCAAGAGGTGTTGGTTCACTTAAAAAAGTTGGAGAAAAAAATGAAGTACAAGACGATTTTGAATTAATTTGTTTTGACTTGGTATCATCACCATCTACACCAGGTGCTTATCTTTTCAATAATCCTGAAGATAAATTTAAGTACGATGAGAATCTTGAGGAAGAAAAGAAAATGAGGTCTAATACTGAAGTTTCTGACAACGGTAATAAATCACTTGACTTAATGAAAAGATTATCCGATTATTTAGGAAATTAAATTATTAAAAAATATGGAACAAGGAGAAAAATATTTCGTAGCAAAAATCTGTTCTGATTTGTTAGATACAGAATCAGGTAAAGTAAAAAAAACAAGAGAAGAGAAATTAGTTCTTGGTTATTCACCAACTGATGTTGAGGCGAAAGTGACCAAAGTGTATGAGAACTATACTATGGATTGGAGAATAACTGGTATTGTTGAAAGTAAAATTGATGAGGTGATAGACTAAATTTTTTTCAACGATAATTTTTAAAGGAGGGTTTTTTACCCTCCTTTTTTTGTTTTTAACATTTTTCTGAATATTTATTTAAATAAAAAAGTAACTGAGAATAATCTCATATTATAACTTTTTTATTATTTGACACTATTTATATAAAAAAATAACCAAACAGTAAATGGAAAACAAAAAATCTTTGGTAGAAGAAGCAATAATCCAAATTAAGAATTTGGAGGATGTTGTAGCCGAAAACGCAAAAGGAATACTTCAGTCAACTATGAAGGAAGAAATCAATCAATTAGTAAAAGAATCTCTAACAGAACAAGAAGAAGAAGGTGATGAGATTGAAGACACAGATGTGGAATTAGATGATATGGAATCGGACGTTGAGTTGGATGACATGGAAGATGATGAAACTGATAATCTTGAAGATGATGAGATGGACTCAGAATTTATGGATGATGAAGAAGAACCCGTTATTGATTTAACAGGTGAAGAGGATACTGATGAAGTACTACGTGTATTTCAATTGATGGGTCCTGATGATGAAATCATTGTTCAAAAAGACAATTCTAATAACATCAGTTTAAAAGATAATAAAACTAACAAAGAATATATGATTGTACAAGAATCAGAAGAAGGATTCGATTACGAATCTGAAGACGAACTTTACGAGTTCGAAGATGAAGATGAAGATGATGAGTTTGAATTCTCTAGTGACGATGACAATGATGACGAAGACGTAAAAAGTATTATTGACAAAGTTTTCTCAACTAACGAACAATATGAAGAAGACGATGAAGACATCGTAGATTTTGGAGATGACGAAGAAGATGAAGACGAAGATGATATCGTTTACGAAATAGAAATGGAAGATGAAATGGAAGATGAAGATGAAGATGACGAAATGGAAGATGAGGAAGAAGATGAATCTTACGACTTAGACTCAGTTATGGAAGCCAAATCTTTCAAATCAAAAGGATTAGGTTTGGGTAATCCAAATAAGAAAAAAATCTATTCAGCAAAACCTAACCAAGAAGGTGGTTTTAAAACTGTTAAAAAAACAGCTAACAAAACTATGGGAACAGGAAGTGCGAAAAAAGGATTTTCTTACAAAGATGGTGAAAACTTAGACGGTGAATTTAAAGTGAAACCAAAAACTAAAAAGGTTGAAACTAAAGAGGCCGCTCGTACTTACGGAAATGGTTCTAAATCAGGACGTGGTTTGAGAAAAGGAATAACACCTAACAGAAATCTTAACCTTGAAAACGTTAATAGTAGTGAAGTAAAAGTTTTAAGAGAAAAAAATGAAGAATACAGACAAGCATTAAATGTATTTAGAAATAAATTAACTGAAGTTGCAGTATTCAATTCAAACTTAGCATACGCTACACGTTTGTTCACTGAACACACTACAACTAAGAATGAAAAAATTAATATTCTAAAAAGATTTGATACTGTAGAAACAATTAAAGAATCTAAAAATTTGTACCAAGTTATTAAAGACGAATTATCAAATACTAAAACACAACCAATGAACGAGTCTATTGAGAGAACTTTTAATAGTAATCCATCAACAGGTTCAGCGGTTAACTTAATCGAGTCAAAAACTTACGAAAATCCTCAATTCTTGAGAATGAAAGATTTAATGACAAAATTAAGATAAAAAATAAAATAAACAAATAAAATAAAAACAAAAACTAAAAATGGGAGCATTATTAGAATCAGGTCTTGTAGGTAACATCGGGTTAAAACACCTTAAAGTTATCAAAGAAGATACAATCAACAAATGGGATAAATTAGGATTCCTAGA